GTGGCGTCGAGGGTGACTTCGCGCCCGTACTTGGGGCTCAGTTCGATCAGTTCCTCGCGCGTCCAGCGGTGCCTAAACGCAATCCACGGCACGTCGCGCCACATCTTCGCAGGGCCGCGCCTGAAGTCGTCCCACACCACGGGCTCGCACTCGATGCGCTTGGAACCGCTCGGCCCCTTCACAATCCGCAGGCGGGTCACGCCGCGACCTGCGAGCTGCCGGTCCTTCACGGCGGCTTCCATGCAGGCGTTGAAGTCGTACAGTTCAGCCTGGATCGAGATAGCCCGCTCCAGCGCCATGGAGACGTTCTTGCCGTCCGGGTCGTTGTCGCCAAAGCGGCGCCTCACATCCGGCACCGGCTCGCTGTTGTAGAGCGCGGGCACCGTCGTCTGCGTGTTGGCAAACAGGATGTTGAACTGGTTGGGCTTGCTGGACCGATAGCGCCGGATGGTCTTGTCCGCGTCCTCGCGCCACGACTTCTCATCCTTGCCCGCCATGTCGATGGCCGACATCCAGTTCTTTGTGAACTCGGTCGGAGATTGGGCAAACTCCTGCTGCGTCTCAATCGTTGCCGAGCCTTGGACTTCTGCCTCGCTCATTGCGCCTCCAGTCGGCGGCGACGCTTGCGTTCCACCATTTCACGGAATGTCAGGTTGCTTGTGATCGTGCCGTCAGGCTGGCCTACGTAGACTTCGGCCTTGGATGGGACGGGCTCTTTCTGCGGCGCGATGTAGGGACGCGACATGCAGCCATAACGGATATCGTCGGGCGCGTGGTCCTCGCCCTCAGTGTCCACGTCCTCGGGGTTGTCCGAGTCGTGCTGCAGGGCCGGAAACGTGCGAATCGAGTGAATGCACGTTTCAAACATGAACAGCATTGGGCGCTCGCCGTCGCCCACCAGCCGGGAACGTACCTGATCCCAGCCGCCCATAGCGCCGTTGCGGGGAACGCGCTTGTTGTCAGCTCGGGAAAAGGCAATGCGCTTGCCGCTCCCCAGGAAGATGCGCTCGGCAATTGAAGGCCCGCCATCCTCGGCAAAGGCCGCAGGGTCAAGCACGCCATACTTGACCGGCTCGTCATGCTCCTGGCGATCCGCAAGGCCCTCGCCCACCTTCTCGGCAATCATGCGAAGGCCCACATTGGGCTCATACGTCCCGTCTGCCGCCGTCTTGATGCCGTACCATTCGCGATAGCGGATGATCGCGCCGCGCGGGTATTCCGGCAGGCTGCCGTCGCTGATGGCCCACCAGCCAAACGAAAACGGCCTTGCAGAGCCCCAATCGCCCGAGCGAAAGCGCGCCCATGTCTGCGGGATGTGAAACGGCTTGATGATGTGCCGGGCGCCAAACTCGGGGAAAAACGCGCCCGCGATGACGTTCCAGTCGCCTTCCAGCCACGCTTTGACGAGGTTCTCGCTGCCGCTCAAGTGCAGGTTGGCGATGTAGTCTGTGCCCAAGTACGTGTTGTCGGTCACGCGCGACGGGATATAGACGCGCTCGCGGGTGACGGTTTCCCCAGTGAAAGGATTTGTGAACTCGCTGCGGATAACCTTGCCGCCCAACGGGGCCGGGTCGATGTAACGAGCCTTGACCCACTGATGGCCGGGGCCGCCGGGGTTTCCTGTCGCCCGGAAGCAGCACGGCACGCCAGCGCCGGAACGCAGCGTGGCCATCAGCTTCATAATCGGCGCCGGGTTTGGGAAGTTGCCGATTTCCTCGATGTAGACGCGCGTGTAGCTGTGGCCCTGATAGTTGTCCGCGTCGTCGTCGCGCTCCAGATACGCAAATACGAGGCGAGCGCCGTTCGGAAACGTCCATTCCTTGTCCGTCTCGTTGAAGACGGCCCCGAGCGGGCGGTAGATCTGCTTGGAGCGGGCGATGGTCTCGCGAAGCTGCTTCAGTGTGCGTCGCACCATCAGGCCAATAGCGTTCTCGCCGTACAGGTCCGCATGAGACACGAACTCGCCAAGCACGCCGTCAGTCTTCCCGCCACCACGCGCGCCGCCGTAGAACACCTCGAACACAGGGCACGCCAGCAAGGCGCTCTGCGGGCCGGGCTGGGCCTTCCAGTGGACAGCGTAGTCCGCACCATCCGGCATCAGTTGGGCCGCCCATATTGGCGTTCCCAGGCGTCGGAATCGCTGGAAACGGGCGGCGCTTCAACCACCATGCGTTTCTCGGTGATCGTCGTCTCGCGCCGGTCAATAAACATGCCGAGGTGCTTGCCCTGCAACTCGCTGGCGCGGAGGGCCGACGCATACTGCCCATCGTGGGAAGCCGCCTTGCGGGTGTCCTCTATGTCCTGCAGCACCTTTTCGGCAGTCAACCCGAGTTTATCGGCCCGCTTGGCAATGCCCTCTGCGATGGCAGAGGCGACCATAGGTTTTGATAGGTTTTCGGACCCAATTTCCTGCGCGGTCTTTGCGCTGTACCCAGCACGAATGGCGGCCTGCGTGGCGTTCAGGTCGATCAGATATTCCGCGACGAAGCGCGTTTGCTTGGGTGTTAGGGGCTTATCGCCCATGGGCTGATGCTCGGTTGTGGAGCGGTCAGCCTAATCAGTTATTTAGTTGTGATTTACGATGTCAAGCGCAAAGCGAGTCCTGCACTCTTGCGGCAAGACTAAACTGGCAAGAGTGCAAGAGTGCAAAAGTGCAAGAGTGCGCAGCCGACGCCGTCCAGTCTTAGGCCCTGCGGTGTAGCCAAGGCACAGGCGGCGGCGCGTCACCGTCTCCCGGCAGAAGCTCAAATGCTGGGCGATCTCGCCGTCGCTGTATCCCGCTCCCGCCATGCGGCGCAGGGTGGCGCTGTCGTCTGGTGTCCAGGTGCGGCCTCTCATTGTGGTGTCCTGACCTTTGGTGGGGTGGGCTCTGCGCCAACGGTGGGCAACGGAGAGAGGTCCGCCAAAAGCCTGTTGATGCGGTCCTGCCTGCTTCTCAATTCAACTCGGAGGTAAAGCGCGCCTTCATCTGGCACCGGCGCTTCTCCATAAGCCCAGCGCCGAACCGTGCGCTTGGAAACGCCGAAAATGTCAGCGACCGGACCGACCCAATGCTCGCCATACAGTTCCTTTCCGACGCTCTCCAACAGGAGAGGCGATACAGTCTTGCTCATTGCTCGAATCCTCTCTGTTCACGCGATGGGTGTGAGCGAAGCGAACCAGATCATCCTCACTGCATCGCCTCCCGCTGCCAGTGGGTGAGTACGGACGCGGGCGCCCTGCATCCAGGCTCGGTCGGATCAGGCCCCCAATCGCCTCGATTCCAGAACTTGCCAGGACGCCAGCCACGCAAGCGGGCGTTCCACTGCACGTCGTCTTCACGCGAGGGCACGGGGCGCGCTGCAGCGGCTTCCGCCTGCCCGTAGTTTCCCTCAAGCACCTTGCGCAGGTTCTTGGACTCCAGCACCCAATCGAACTTCAGCGGGAACTTGGTCCGCAGGAACTCGGATTCGCGCGCTATCGCGATGGCCTTGCGCCACCCATCAAGCCCATGCTCGGCAAGGCGGGCCTTCAGCTTCTTCCGTCGATCCGCTTCAAGACCTCGAGGTTTCGGCCACCCGCAATCCCCCGCTGCCTTCATGAACTCAGCGAAAGCAATCTCAGCATCCTCGCTCGCGCAAGGCGCGACAGCGCCGCCCTCTTCTCTTTGGTTATTGGTTAATGGTTCTTGGTTCTTGGTTACGGTTTCCGATAGGTTCGATTCCGGAACCAACAAAAAACCCGCTGGGTTATTTCTTGGTTTCTTCTGGGTTTTAGGACGCCCGCCGCCCTTCCCGTTCTCTCGAGCGATAGCCGCCTTGCCGTGGTAGGTTTCAATCTCCCGGTCCGCTCGAGACTGGTGCCAGCCGTCCGCCTCGAGCGTGAAGAACTCCTCGAGGATCGTGGCCACCGCCGCGCGTTCCTCATCCGTCCGAGCCGCAGTGAGGCGCTGGCATGCCGCCACAGAGGCAGGCAGAGCCTTCTCGTGCATGTAGTAGAGATCAAGCAGCCTGCGGAACGCCCCATCCTCAAGCATCGTCAGATGGGCTGTGTGGGCCCGGTAATCGCCTATGTGGTGGGCGTAGTGGTGCATGGCTTACGCTCCTCTCCTCAACTCGGCGTGCGCAGCCGCAGCCCCTACGCCGCCGCCGTGCCCTCCACCGTAAGCAATCTTGCGGAACAGCCGGTATTCCGGCGTGCCCTTCGGCGGCCTGACGCGCTCCGGCACATATTGCTTTGAAGGCTTCAAACCCTTGGCTTTAAATGTGGCGCTGCGCTTTGCACGCTGCTCCGGGGTCTGGAATTGCTTGCGCTTCGGCCAGCCGTACTGCTTGGCAATGCGGTCGATTTGGGAACGCGAAACGCCAAACCTTGCTGGCAGATCGTCCAGCCGCGCGTCGCTGGCAAGATACGCCGCCTTGAGGTCGGCATACCGCTCCTCACGCAGGCGCATTAGCTCTGCCTCGATGGCTTCGATGCGGGCGTCTATGTCGCTCATCGACTATTCTCTGCTCCCAAATGGGAGGGGGATACCAGTGCAAAAAAACAGGGCGCCGGCTTATCCTGAGCGTGGCGAGGAAACCTCTCCATCACACCGCCCTTTCCTGCTCTGCTGCGCGCGGTCATGACAGCCTCACATCTATTCCGTGAACGGACTTCATGAGGTGGCGCTTGATGCGGCTTACTGGCGTGTCTCTACCCTTGGCATCCTCAACGATGACGTTGGGACTGCCTGCGGCGACGTAACGGAAATCCGCCACGTAGCGCAGCGCCGGCTTCTTCTTGGCTTCGCCGTGCAGCAGAACGGACGGGGCAAGCACGTAGGTCACTTGCCGCTCTAGGCGGCTGATCTTGCCGGCCTTCTCTAGCCACTTCAGGTCGTTCCAACGGGATGCCTCGCGCACGCTGTCAAACGTGATGCCATCTACAACGGTCTTGCGGGCGCCGTACTTGCTGCGCGCCATCTATCGCCTCCACCGCGCGGCTTTTACAGCAGCGGCACGAGCGGCTATCAGGTCAAAGCGTGCCCGATGGGAGCGCGTGCGGTTGAAACGCTCCTGCGCTATGTCAGCGGCCAGTTCAGCGGCTAACAGGCGGGCGGCGGGGCAACGGCGTCGGGTCATGCGGCCACCGCGTCAAACAGAGTTGCGGCGCTGGCCTCCACGTCGCCCAAAGTGCGGCAAGCCTGATTAAAGTATTCGGGCTTCAACTCTACGCCGATAAATCGACGCTTCGCCTTGAGTGAGCAATAGCCCTCGCTGCCTATGCCCATAAACGGGCTCAGGACCACATCGCCTGGGTTGGACCACATGACCAGCGCCCGGTCGATCACGTCAAGCTGCAGCGGGCAAAGGTGGCGCTCGTCGTTGGCATTGCGCGCGGCCTTCACGTTCAGAACGCGCGTCTGGTTGACACTCATCCATACCGGCGACGCCCATTCCTGCCACTGATCCAGCGGGAAATTCTCTGGCGTGTGATTGATTGGCTCAGCATTGTCGCCCGGCTTGACGAACGTCATCAGATAGTCCGGCATACCTCCTCGGCTTTTGGCGCTGTCCTTCTGCAACTGCTTGTAAAGCAGGCCGACGTGCTTCGTGCGCGTCATCTCGACTACTGGGCATTTCCAGATCGTGCGGCGCGAGTGCAGTATCCACCCGGCATCCTCGTGGATGCGGATGATGTCTCCGCTGAAATCCTTGATCCCGACCGCGCCGTCCTTCCACTTGGTTAGCGGCAGGTCGGAGCAATGCACCGCAGTCAGCCGGCCGGGCTTGGTCACGCGCAGCTTCTCGCGGACCAGGAACGCATACTGATCCCGGAACTGCTCATCGGTGCTGTTGCCCATGTCCGAGATCGATTCGGAGTAGACAAACAGCGAGCCGAACGGCGGCGAGTAGACCGAAAAGCCGACGCTGTTGTCCGGCAACTGGCCGACGACGTCGACGCAGTCTCCATGATACGCGGCGAACCTGTCGCCGTGCTTCTCGTTTAGGCAGCGGATCGTAGCCATGTCGGTGTCCTCCCCTCATGTTTCGGCTGATATTCAACAAGGCGGCGCGTGGCTTGTGTCGTGGCGCGCTTCATCGCGGCGGCCATCGCGCGCTTCATGCTGGCGTGTTCGTCGGCCTTCCGGTCGATCACGCGCCCGATCTGATCCTCGCCTTCAGCGACAATGATATGGGCCTCGACGGTCTTGGTTTGGCCGAAGCGCCAGCACCTGCGCACTGCCTGATACCAAGCCTCGTAGCTGAAGCTGCGGCCCACAAAGGCCATCCTGGCGCAATGCTGCCAGTTGAGCCCCATGCCAGCCACGCTGGGCTTTGTAATGATGACGCGGGCTGATCCGTCCGCGAACGCCGCGAGGTTTTCTTCCTTGCGCTCGATCGGCATGGAACCGCGTACCTCGATCGCATCGGGGATGCGCTGGGCGATGGCGTCGGCCTCATAGTCCGTGTCGCACCAGACGACCCACGGCTGAGTGCTGGTATCCACCAGCCGCGCCGCCTCATCCGCTCGTGCGGATGCCGTCTGCCTTTTCGTGGCGTGCATCGACGTGGCGGACATTTCCATCGCGAACAGGCTGCCGTCCATCGGCTTTACTTCGCCATACGCTGCCTTATGCCGAATGATCTTTAATTCCGGCAGGACGTAGCGCGCGCCGTCAAATCCCAGATCGTCCGGCGACTGTGCCATCCTCGACCAAGACGCCATCCATTCCCAAAAGGAATTCTCTGCGTGCTTCTTCAAGCGCCACGTCTGCGACGCAGTTGAGGCGTCGTTGATGAAGAAGCGGGACAGCATTTCGTTCCCGTTCATCGCGCCAAGGAATTCGGACTGCTGGCCCAGCTCCATGTGATCGTTAGGCGCCGGGGTCGCAGTCGCGGCCATCTTGAACCGATGATCTCGGAAGGTCTCAATCAGCGCGCGGGTCGTCTTGCCGCTGAAGTTCTTGAGAATGCTCGCTTCGTCTAGTGACACCACTCCGAACGCATCCGGCTCGATCCGGTCCAGCCGGTCATAGTTGCAGATGTTGATGCCGGCGCGTGCTTCCGACTGGTCGCGGATAACGCGGGCGTCGTAGCCTCGGGCGTGCGCCTCACGCTCCATCTGCCGGGCGACCGCAAGCGGCGTCAGGATCAGCGCGCGGCCATTGCTGGCCCGCATCGCCTTATCTGCCCACTCAAGCTGGCAGAACGTCTTGCCTAATCCTGTGTCTAGATAGAGCCCGCACCTTCCCTGCCGTAGCGCGAACTCGACGCACGCGGCCTGGAAGTCGAACAGCCCCGCATTAAGTGCTGACGGCTCAATCCCTGTCGCATGAGCGCGCGGGCGCTTGGCCGCGAGAAACGCCTGATACTCGGGTTTCATTCCCCGTCCCTCTGCCTCGGCTTCGCGGATGGTCATGCTGCACCCCTCCGCAGGAATGCGGGCTGCTCTGGCATGTCTTCGTCGGAAGTATCGTGCGGGCCGGGCGCTACTCCGGCTGAGGTTTGTCCGGCTGCATCCTGCATCAGTAGGTTGCTACTTCCGAAAGGCCGGCCACCGGACATGATGCCGGTCGTAACCTCCCCCGAGATGCCGCCCGCGTGTCTGCTTTCCACGCCGCCACACGATTCTGAATAATTGCCAGCCTCTACCCCGCCATTTGACGAGGCTGGCGTGACGACGGGAGTTGCAGCCCCCGCCGTCTCCGGTGTTCTGGGGAAGGACAAACCCTGCGGGGCCGGAATGTCTGTCTCAGATTTTTTATTTAGTGCGACGGACCGGGCGACCGTGGCGTGGTCGATGCCGGTTTCCGTCTCGATCTCGCGCGAGGTCGCTCCCGACTTCGCCATCTGGACAGCGCGGCGCATGGAAGGCGTCAATGCGTCCTCGTACAGGTCGAGGATCGTGTCTTCCTCGCTCCGCTTGTCCGGGTCCATGCGCTTGCGCGTGATGGCCTTGCGGAGAACCTTCGGGACGTAGCCGGCGCTCTTGGCCTCAGCGTAAATGTCGCGAATGTCGCCCTGGATGCCGTCGCGCTCATCCATCAGGCGCTCGATGCGCTCGGCTAGTGACTTCAAGCGGTTGTCGGTCATGGCGTCGTCCCCGCCTGTGTCAGAGCCTCGTCAATGGCGGCGGAGACTTCGTTGTAGGAGTAGCCGAGCTCTACGGCCTCCTCGCAAAGCATCGTGCGCGTTGTCATGCGCTTGGCCTCAAAGCTGCTAGGCGAATCCCTTTCAAACTCCAGCATCCGGCGCGCGTAGTCGGCGAGTTTGGCTGCGCGGTCCATCATCGCCCTCCTCGGCTAGACCACATCAGGGCGCTTGCCCGGTCGCGCCATTCCTTGACCTGTGCGATCCGCTCGCGGATTCGGCGCTCCTCCCTCTCCGCTCGGGCCATCAGGCGCATCGCCGTGCGATCCGGCGAGGGCTTGCAGGTCCTCTTCAAGGCGACGGTCAAGGTCTGCGACCCGCGCGCGAAACTGCGCTTCAATGCTAAGAAACTCATCTGCACTTAGCCTCACGTCTTCATTGTTAGAGAGGATGGCCCGGACGCGCCGAGCGTTGATGTTGACCTTTCTGGCGAGGCGATTCCGCCAGTGGTCCTTGGTATCGTCCCACCGCCTCGGGCCGCCGATGGCGACCAGCATCGGGCGGACTCGCTCAAGCGCGGCAGACATTGCCGAGCCCTTGGCAGGCTTTGACGACTTTGTGGTCATGTCTTCCCTCATGGTTAAAACCATGAAAAGCCAAGCCACCACT